ATTTTCTTCCTACACGCACTTCATGTTCACTTACTTTTACAGCTTTCATTCTGCACCTCCTAATAGTGCTTGTTTTTCTTGATAATTTAAATCTGCTATTTTGTTATGCCAATGAGGACTGACCTCATAGTCACGTTGCTCCTCAATCAAAACCCACGATAATTTGTCTTTTGGATTGACGTAATGTTTAAACGCTAAATACTTTGGTGCAGGCAGTTTGCCATCATAAATCTCATGTCGCTTGGGATGTATCATATCTATGAGCTTTTGCTCAAGTGTCACAAGCTCATTGAATGTATCCACAAGTTCCCTTTGCTCTGGTGATGCCACAGAATCGCTCCTGTCTATCTTTGTGTATATGTTCGTGACTGCATCATTGATTGTGCTTAGTGTGTCTGCAATTAAATCCATGTCTCGTTGTTTTCTCATTTTATTTGCCCTCCAGAGCTATGATAGTTGTTGCGATTGGTCACTACTTTATAGATGTTTTATTTGAGTGTCAACCTATTTTTTAAAATTGTTATTGTCAGTGCCGATTCTCTCGTACCGGTGCGCGTAACCTACGCGCGCGTGTGTGTGCGTGTGCATATGCGTATGTACCTGCATGTGTGTGCATGTATATATATATGTATGTGAGCGTGCCTGTATGTGTGTATGTATAAGCGTGCCTATGCTCATGTGAGAGCATATAAGGTATGCCTAATGATATGACATAGGTAAACATGATCGTGGCTAAGAGCGCGTATTAGACTGTAGCGTTTAAACGCAGTATGTCTAAACCTGCGCCCTCGTTACTTGCTCCTCCCATTGTTCCTTCACGAGATCATATGCCTGTTGTGCAGTGCGCCATTCTGAATTGCTACGCATTTGTCTAAGGTACATGGTGTCCGTAGGTACATCAGTTAATGTGCGTGGTGATCCGTATCCACCTATGTATACTTGCGATACATTCTCAAGGAACTTAAACATGATTCTTCGTGAGAATGAAGGGTTGCCGATAGCGAAAGCCACGCGCCCCATGTCCATGTGCTCTTCGGGAGCTTTTACAGTCACGTTAAATGTGTATTGCTTGCCCCTGTCCGAAGTTGACCAACGCGCTATTAGATGCACTCGCTTGCCGGTTGATTCGATGTAATCAATCAAACCCACCAACGCGATGCCTCGATTGATCATGGCTGATCCTCTGATACCACAACTGCAAACTATATCCACAATCATTTTAATGATTGGTTCTTGCCCGCTAGTGTCATGCATATACATCATGTGTTCTGGTGCACCGGAGCAATAAGCGCCAATGTTCGGACGCTGTCCTGCCATGCCTATTTCCCATTGTGGCGCGTCATCCATGCCGGTATCTGCAAGCTCATAGGTAAGTCCTTGCTTGACCATATCTAAGCCTGCCTGCCATCCATGCGTCATAAGCTCGTTGGCTTCCTCAAGCGTATTTGTGCCTGCCCATCCTGCATCGCCATTTTCTTTTGACGCGATCATGTTATTTTTATTGCGAGGCGCATCCATCCATTCCGGTACTTCATGCCATGCAATGTCATGCGTTATTTGCTTGTATTTCATTTCCCGTTCCTCCGTTTAAACAGGTTATTATTTAGATGCCAATATTTTGGTTGCTTCGACTCGCAATTCTTTTATGTCAGCCGGTGGCATACCTGCAAACAATCGTGATTGCCTGACGAACTCGATGTTGATGCCATTCGCTAACATACGAGCACCCTGTATGCTTGCTCTTGGGCTGATGATGTAACGCTTGCCCTTCGCCTCGACTGCTTGGCGTACTGCTCGTACTTCATCTACCCATGCATCGTTATTAGCTACGCTACGCTCAATGTTTTCGTCATACTTCATGGTGATTTGAGTGAAGCGATCCAGTGTTGCACCGTCTAGTTGGTTGCGTCCAACATACTGTTGAGTGCGTCCATGTCCTACAGTGTTGGCTGATGCAATGACTCGGAAGTCTGCATGCTTCGTGATCATGCCACATGGGAATGGACAATGAGCATTGGCGATTGCCTGATTGAATGACGTGAGTGCATTGGGATTGGATGCGTCTATCTCATCGAACAAAAACAAACCGCCATGTTTAAACGCTCGGTAGAAGTCTGTTTCAACATAGTTGCCATGAGCATCCATGTATCCTTGCAATTCAAACGCTTGCTGTACTGCACTGGTCGTGTAGAATTTCAGCGCCAATGCTTTAGCAACTTGTGATCCTAGTGTGGTTTTGCCTGATCCTGCCCCGCCTACCAACCAAACCTGAACATCTGCACCGATACAGGCTAATACATCAGGGAACGTCTCATGCACTAACTCACCTTCAAAGCTGACTTCGCTTGTGTCAGTCTTTACGACTAGGTGACGTGCTTGATTCGATTTTTTCTTGATCACATCAAGCTGATTGCGCATATCTTTCAGCCATTCAACCTGTCGATCATTGATCGTTGACATGCTAGTTGATAAGCGATCCTTTGCACCAGACTCATACTCATGGAATCGAGTATGCAATGCATCGTTTAAACGCTGTTCGGCTTCGGTAGTATCCACCGTCACCGTTGTGCCTTCGCCATTATTCCATAATGACACAAGGTTTGTGATTGACGTAGTCACCGGTAGTGAGTAAGCAATCGCTAATTGCTTGAGTAAATTGGCTTGCTCCGGTGTTACGTTGTCAGCCTTTAGGCTAGTGCCTAGTACGCTAATCATATGATGTAACGTGGCTGATTGAACTTTATTTTCATGGTTATACATAGTATAATTCCTTATGATTGATTGATGGATTAAGCGTTTTCAAACATGGGTTGAGCACATGATCCACATGTTAAGCCATGTGTTTCATAAGCGGTTCGTGATTGCCTTGCAATGTTGTTGCATGGGATGCATTCGACTTTCACTAATCGAGTGCCTTGTTTCTTCCGAGCATTGATGTCTACTGCTCCATGAGGATAATCACCGAGTTGATCTGCAATTGCTTGCAATTCAGGTCGTAATGCATCACTCATTGGTGTTGATGTCATGGGAGCAAGGAAGCCGCATAGCTTCGCTATTCTGGCAAATTCACCACGATGACCACATTCATCACCTCTTATAAACATAAGAGCATGGATTAACTCATGCATCACATGGCTAACCACTTCTAGTGGATCATCATCAGCCGGTGATATGTTGATACCGATATGACCGTCAGTAGCACAGGAAGCCTTGACACACTGAGCGATAGCTCGCTTAGTACGTTGTCCTCCAAGCCAAGAGCAAGAGATACGAATCTTCACCTTGTCGAATTCAGCAGGATCAATTCCTGCTTTGCTACAGATATGCATAATACACAAGGTCATACTTGCTTCAAGCCATGTTTCACGTTGTTGATATTTCAAGTTACTCATAAATTGCCTCCATCGGCTGTTGGTTGAGATTGGTCACAACATTGAAGCAAGGTTTAAACAGTGTCAACCTTTATTTTCAAAATCGGTTGATATACTGTTCTTACCCTATGGGTAACTTTTTTCGTTTAAACAGGTAAACATGAATAAGAAATCACTGAAACCCGCTAGTATATTGACCATCAAACAACGCTTGTTTTGTAGGTATGTAGCGCAAGGTATGAGCAATCGTATGAGTGCTATTGAGGCAGGATATGCAGATAGTGTAAGCACATCGGATACAGCTTATAAGCTCATGAAGAAACCTGACATAGTCAAGGAGATTGAACGTGTGAGCACTGAGATCGCGTTGAAGGAACGTGTGTCTCTCGCACATCATGTCAGTAGGATGCAGGATCTATCGCAAAAGGCTGAAGATGCTGGACAGTATGGTAGCGCGATACAAGCTGAGCATTATGCTGGCAAGGTATCACGCCTATATGTGGATCAGTCGCATATCATCAGTGAGAAGCGTGAGTCGCCTGAGGTCATTCTGGAGCGTTTAAACTCTCTGGTAGATGGGTAGCGTAGGCATGGGTTCGCCCTCGCGCATTATGCACCCCCGCACCCCCTTGTACGCATGCGGGACTCCTACACCCATACATATATATGATTTTAAACATTTATTTAGGTGAATTTATGATTTGTATAACAAAGGTGTTTACACAAACGACACCCTTTTGTTTCATAATAAGAGTTGACAATATTATATGAAAAATTTTTTGCAAAAAAAAACGAGCATACTGTAAACACTATGTTGGTTTCTGAACAATTTAATAAAATTAAAAAGAAGTTGACACCTAAAGTGATGTCTAACCTATCTGGTGAGCAACGTAATGATGTCGCCTCTATGTTATCTCTACTAGAAGTGGAGATGAAGCGTGAAGTTACACATGATTCCTTTTTAGCTTTCGCTAAAGAAGTATGGCCTCCTTTCTTACAGGGTAGACATCATGAGAAGATGGCTGAAGCGTTTGAGAGAGTCGCTAAAGGCGATTTAAAGAGACTTATGATAAACATGCCCCCGCGTATGGGTAAGTCTCAATTAACGTCTTGGTTGCTCCCTTCGTGGATTATGGGGCGTTCCCCAGACAAGAAGATCATTATGGCTTCTCATACTGCCGAACTAGCTTTGCGTTTTGGTCGTATGGTAAGAAACTTAATTGGGAGTGAAGAGTTTAAATCTTTATTCCCTAACGTATTTCTTACCGCAGACTCAAAAGCTGCTGGTCGCTTTGATGTATCCGGTGGTGGCGAATACTTCTCAGTCGGTGTTGGCGGTGCTGTTACTGGTCGTGGTGCTGACCTTCTTATTATAGACGATCCTCACTCAGAACAACAGGGACAGCAAGCTGATCCTAAAATCTTTGACAGCACTTATGATTGGTTCACCTCTGGCCCTCGCCAACGCTTACAGCCCGGTGGTGCAATCATCATCGTAATGACTCGCTGGAGCATGAAGGACTTATGTGGTCATGTAATGCGTGACAGCCTTATACGCGAGGGTTCAGATGAATGGGAAGTCATTGAATTCCCTGCTATTTTACCATCAGGTAATAGCCTTTGGCAAGAGTTTTGGCCGATAAAAGAACTAGAAAAAATTAAAGCTACCTTGCCTGTTGCTAAGTGGGAAGCACAGTATCAACAAAAACCTACTTCAGAAGAAAGCGCAATTATAAAAAGAGAGTGGTGGAAGATATGGGAAAAAAGAGAACCGCCAGCAGTCTCATTTATTATACAATCTTGGGATACGGCATT